CAGCGCCCCCTTGGTTATACCAAACCTCAACCGTGTCCGTGCCGTACACCCACAGCTCTCTGTGGTCAGCGATAAGCGCCACCACACCGTCAGGCGAGCCTTCAGCACTTGCAAAGTCTAAAGGGTCAACGGATGTACCGTCTAGCAGTTGCGTTACCCAAATAATTTGACTGTTGGGCTGGTTAAATACAAAGTAGCCATCTAGGTAACAGACTGTCACCGCGCCCTCAAAATCAGGGTCTATAATTTGGGCAAATACGTTAGTTGACTGGTTGTAAATAAACCCATCAGGATTACAGGCAAAGAACAGTTGTGTGCCGTTATCCGCGATAGATACAGGGCCTGTACCTGTTAGATTGCCGACAAGTGTAGGCGTTGCGGTCAAACCCGTTAGCTTGTAAACGCCTGTGCCACTGACAACATAAAAAGTATCGGCGTTTGTTTGGCTAGACCACAATGCACGAATAGGCCCAGTGCCTACGGTTTGTAGAAATTCTAGCCCTGGCGCGCGCTGCAAGAACGCGGGCTCTTTACCGCCTTCGGGGATAACTTCAGGGAACAAGTTAATCATTCTAGCGTCTGCCGCGTTGACCGACCGAGCTACATAAGAACTTCCGAGTATCGGCGTTTTCATTAGATATTGTTAGCGAATATGTTGTATCTTTGGCGCCGCCCCATTAACGGGAATGGCATGGACATGATGTCGCCGGGATTGTTGATGCGCTTCAAATTGCGCTTGCTTGTCATGGCGATGCGTTGCACCTGTGGGCTTGGCTCAACGCCAAACTCAGGCGCTAGCTCACACGCTAAGTTGTAGCGAAACGCCCGCAAATACCCTGGCGGAAACGCCAAGCTAGTAGCGATATCTGCGGGCTGGGTAAGCGCTAACACCGAAACAATGTGCCATTCCAGAAGTTTTGTGGGCGCGGGAAAGATTGTCATCTCAACGTTAGGATACGTTTCGTTGACAAACATCACTTCGGGGTATGAGCTTGTTGCAGACTTTAGCGCAATGCCGTTGTACTGCTCTTGATTGATTAACTTAACGCCAAAAGACAAGCCTGAAGACCCGTCTTTAAAAAACGTTGAATCGTCAATCTTAACCGGCCGCACGCCTACAAAATCGCCCGTAGGCCCAAGCGTGCGGGTCACAACGTTTATTGGCCAAGTAAAGATTTGCGTTTGTGTTGCGTAAACCGCCAAGCGTTCCGTGTTCCAGCTTTCAATCATCTGGTTCATGGCGTCTAGTGAGTCTTGCGTTGCGGCTGCTGAGGGCACTTCGCTCTCGGCTAATTGACCGATAAGCCGTAGCGAACCGTTAATAATATCACCAGCAGTAGCCATAGCTTATTCCTCTTGCGTGTCTGCGTTTTTGCGTCTACGCCCGCGCTGTGCAGGCAATTGGTTAATTATAAGCGTATCTGTGGCTTGTGGCGCTTCAGGAGCGTCATCAGCAGGTTTAATTGTTGCGCTAGGGTCAAAGACCGACCAACCGTTTTTAATGTCTTGTTGGGCTTCTTGGTCTGAAATGGCTACTTTTGCGCCGTGCTTAGGGTGTTGCAGATAAATAACTGGCATAAGTAGCCTTTAAAAGTAAAAATTAGCTCGCGCATTGGCAATGCAATGTTGCAAAGTTAAGTGTAATTGATTCAGCTAACGCGCCTGCTGTGTTGTTGTAAATGCCAACATCAAAGTAGCCTGCGCCGATACCCGCAAGGTAAGTCCAATAAGCATCAACCGTACCCCCCGCGCCGATATTCATAATGACTACATCTTTAGGTGAAATAGTATCATTTGTTACCCGAAACACCGCGGTGTCGTAGGAAGGTAAAGAAGCATTGTTTAGTGTGATGCGACCTGCGGGGGCATTTAATGTAATTCCTGTGGTTTTGTTTGTGAGCTGTGTAACGTCGCCGCTTGCACTTGCCGCGTAGCCAATTTCACGTCTAGCATAACAAGTTTGAAATTCAGGGTCGCTATACGCAACGCCTACGGCTTGTGAGTTTGACATAACTTTTCCTTTAAAAACCCACCCCGAAGGGCGGGGGCATTAAATTAGGCTACAACAGCAAATTGCCATTTAGCGCCATCAGAAATGAACAACTTGCCTACACCAGTTGCATTGGTTGTAACACCAATAGAACCCGCAGCAGCGGTCGTGGTGGTGGTGTTGGCTGTGATAGCCGTGTCGAAAAAGTACAGCCCTGCGCCCGTCTCAGAAAGCAGAACGTTACCGCCTAGCGACTTTTCCTCAGCGACGTTGCCGTCAGAAGTTTGATATAGCATGATTTTTCCTTTCAGAATAAGTTAAAACAACAAGCGGGGGCCTAAGCCCCAGCCTGTTTAGCCCCACATACGGACAGCCATTTGCGGACGAATTACGCTAAAGCCGTAAAGCACGTCAACACGGCAAGGCATACGGTCATTGTTGATGTCGTACTGACGAACAATACGCATCGAAATGCCGTTGTGCACTTGACGTGACGCCATGTCCACACCTTGTGGCATAACCAAGTCAGCGGTAGCAAACGTGATTGCGTCTTTATGGTAGACCAAGTTCTGTGGATACTGGACACCAGCTGCACCAACGAAAACGACCGCAGCGCCGCTAGCTGGCAGAACATCGACAGTAGCGAGAGCCTGTGTGGCCGAATACATTGCGGCGACCGTGATGTCGCCTGCGCCTGCGCCACTTAGCGTAACGTCAGTCACAGCCACGAACTGGAACAACGAACCAGTCGATTCACGGGTCTGTGGGTTAACAGAAAAGCAACCTGCAACAGTAAAGACGTCACCGGCTTTAACAGTACCGGCAGCGCCGGCACCGGTAATAGCGATGGTGGTTGCGCCTTCAACAGTCACAGCGGCTGAAGCCGTGCCGCCGGTAGCGGTACGGGTGCCGGTTGTAAACTGTTTAATCGACTGGCTCATGTTGATTTCTTCGTAACCCAACACGCCTACGCCCATCATGCCGTTCTTAAACTGACGGGAAATGGTTTCCGTTGGGTTAAACAAACCTTTCAAGCCTTCGACTAGCCCAGCGTTGGCTGCGGGGTTAACCGTGGCGTAACGTGACGACATCATGGCAGCGTTTTCGTTCAGCTTTTGCTGAGCCTGCAACAAAACCAATGAAGTTGATGGCGTTGTGCCTGGTGTGCCGACTGTGTTGCCGATAAGTTTAAATGAGTTAGCTACGTCAGCGTCAACGCTTGAGGCCAACTGGCTAATACGTGGCTTTAACACGCGCTCAGCGAAGTCGTCCAACTGCATTGTCAGTTCTTCGGTGGTGAAGTTGATGCCGATGTGCTTCTGGTTATCAACAGTTAAAGTGGTGTTTTGCTCGTTGTCGTCCTGAACTTGCAGGGCGGCACCGCTAGACACCAACGCGCGGTCGGGCAGGCGGATACGCAGGGTTGAGCCAATCTTTGCGCCTTGGACGGCGAACGAGTCGTCGTACTGGCGATTGACGTTACGGGTGATTACCAAGTTGTTCTCAAGAATCTCAAGACACTTACGGGTAATCATGTCGATAGTTAAGATACTGTTAGCCATGATTAAGTCCTATAAAATTAGCGGTTTCGTTGAGCATCCCACTTTTTGACTTGCCGCTGCCGTTCGGCTTCGATCCAATCAGATGTGCTCATCTCTTTGATTGAGCGTGGGTCTGTTGTATCTAAGACCTTACCGGTGCTACCGCGTGCGGTAACGGGCGAAATCGGCGCAGGAGCACTCGACGTTTTTTTAACGGGCGGGCTATCGGCCAATTTGGCTTCTAGCTTTCCCAATTCTTTGGCTTGCTGATAGGGCGCTAGTTTGGAAATCCGGGCGGCCTCTTTCAGATTAGACCCTAAGTAGTATGCTACGTCGGGGCCAACGTCTGAGGCGCGGATGGTTTCGGCCATCACGGTCGTGATTGGAACGTTTGGGTTGTAGGCGACTTGTTCAAAATCGTCATACTTGCCTCGCGCTTCTTCCTCACGGTCGTGGTAGGCTTCTAAGACCTGCGTTTGCTGCTCTTGGAACTGCCTTTGCTGCATCATTTCTTGAGCTTTGCGTTCGCCTAACGCTTGCGCGTAGGCTTCTACAGACTCAAACTGGTCAACAGGGGGCACTTCTTTCGGGCTGATAGGCTGTTCGGCCTGTCGCGCGCGCGTTTCTCTTTCCCACTTTCGCTGTTCTCTTGCAAGTCGTTTGCTGACAATGGCGTCAAGTTCTTCTTGTGTGAAGCTCTTGCCTGCCTCTGCCTCTACTTCCGGCGCTTGTGTTTCTTCAGATTCAGGGGCCGCCGTGGCCTCTTGTTCTGGCGCGGGTGCATCAGGTACTTCCGCTAAGTTTTGGACTTCTTCACTCATTTTGCTTGATTCCTTAGAATCCTCGGTTTACTGAGCCGATACAGTATAAATATACAGTTATTTTAATACTAAAGCTAGTAAAGCAACAACTATTACAGCAATACTGGGTAACACCCAATCTAAAATGCTTTTAGTATTCCATGCCTTGCTTTGAAATGCACCCCACCAAGGCATATTAGCCCGCTTGCCAGCGTAGAAGTTTTGAATGACTCTGTATTCAGCCTGAGCCATTTCACGCCCTAAATAATAGCCAATGACAAAAAATGCACCTAGCCACCATGATATAGGGGCAAGTACAAATTGAAACAACAAAGCCAATAAAATATGATTCATGTTTTATGAAATTAACAGTCGTTTATTTTTGCGACGCGTGTACATATACTGCCCTTGTTGAGAAAAGAAATATCAGCCAGTGCAGTGGGTTCAATCGCGTCACCTTGCTTCGCACTCCCTTGGCTCGCAATGAGGAGCTTACGATAGTCACCTTGCCATCAGGATGCTCTGCGTGGATAGCCTCCACATAGGTGACTTGACCGTAAGCGCCTTTCTGGGTGTGGCGTATCAATGCCAACCCAATGCGGGAGGATAGTTTGTCTGAGGTGTGACCACCGATATAGAAGGCTATTTTCATTTATCTCCTAACACAATAATGGCGTTAACCATCTGGGAGGTGGCACTCCATAGTCCAAAGAAGTAGGTTCTCATTTAGGCTTATCCTCTGGATAGTTGCGACAAGCTGCAAACACATCGCCTTCAGGCACGTCTTTACCAAATATCATCTGAATGATCTGCCACCAGCTGGGTGGCGGAGTTGTTATGTCAAGTATTCCCATATCAGTCGTCAGTTATGTATGTGGCGCTAAATTGAATTAGTGATGTTGCCGTTAGGTCTGTAGACGACAATCCCGTGATGTTGCTGGTTGAAGCCGCCGTTAATTTTTTTAAATCAATATATGAATTATTACCCGTCAAAGTACCGTTTATTGCTACAAGAGCAGTATTTAGAGCGTTATAGGTAATACTGGAACAACATCCAAAGTTTTGCGATAGATTGGCTATTCTGTAGGGCAGTCCTGTTATTTGCATGCTGCCCGATGTTGCCGCATCAAGAGAAGTTAGTGCGATGCGGCCATTTACCGTAACTACGTTACCTATCTTTGTAACAAACCCAATACGGGAGCTGTACCCATTTACTCCGGCAGTAACTGATCCTGCCAAAGATAAATTAACTGAGAACGCCCCAGGCCGCTTACTGGCAAAAGTAAAGTACGGCCCACACCGTTCCATTTTGTATTTATTAGTGTTTGAGTTAATTTCTACCCCGACCCCAAATAAGTCACCGCTTAATTCACGTAAAACAAGCCATTCTTCACTTCTTGATGGCCCAGCATCTGTTAATGGCACGCCCGCATTATTCAGTCCATCTATTTTTATGTTTTGAGGCAGCAGAGTAGTCGCAGGATTTCCAGGATGCATGAACCCTTTTTCTACTACAAGTCCATCTGACGCATTTCTATAGTCAATGTATGGCCCATCTGCATTGCCCTCAATGTATGGAAGTTCATAGTTAACCGGACCCATTGTGGCACTTGAGCTGTTGTATTGGCCTAAACGGCACGCTCTGCCTTTGTTGCTTTCAGATGTGATTCTGACAACAGAACCGCGACCTAATACAAATATGCCGCCAGAGTCATCAAGGTCCGTTGCGCTGCCAGCAACATAGGTCGATGCTGTGCCGTTGTTTACTGTCAAGAATGTAGCAGAGTATTCAAAGCAGGTAGACTCTACAGACCCCCAAGAAAATACATCGTAACCAATGGCTACGCCGTGCTCGACGCATTCGTAAGCGCCAAAGACGCCAAACACCGCCGCATAGCACCCCATGTGAACGTGATTGTATTTTAAAGACTTCTCTGCCGTTATGTTACCAAGATTTGACTGATTACCCGCCCGGTAAACATAGCACCCATAATGGGCTAAGCCGTTAGAGTCAATATGGAAATCTCTGGCGATGTAGCTTTCTAAATCATCGGTAACAGGGGCAGCAAAGTCTGATCCTTCAACCCCGACAGCCTTGTTAGATAGTCGAACAACGCAGCTATTCGCACCACCAGATCCCGTGTATTTAAAAACTGTTTGTTTTGCTCCGTCATATACGTAGCCAGTTCGTCGTTTCCAGAAAGGATTAACTCCGATAATGCCGGACATATCTGGTACAACAATTTCAGAGGAAACAATGTATACCCCTGCCGGGAAATGCACCGGACCTAAACCAGCGTCAAGTGCCTTTTGTATATTCACAGTGTCATCTGTCACCCCATCCCCCACAGCCCCAAAGTCTTTAACACTCACACTCTCCCGCAGCTTCCCCTGCACCGTAGTAGCCACAGCCCCAGTGCCTGCAGGTACATACGTTATATCCGAAGCTAAAACGTCATTAATCCCCGAAATATTATCGTAAGTTCCGATTAAAATGTCTGTGCTAGACGTAAGCGTAAATTTATAGTTAATGCCTGCTGTAAGCCAAATTTCACCGGTCGGCACTCGCCCCGCAGAATCAAAAATAATTGGGTTTGGGTGCGCCGTAAGCCCTGTTGAACTTGTATACGTTACGGCAGGCGTTGTTGTACCCGCTTCGTAAGAAAACAATTTTCCGCCCGCTAAAGGATTTCCATTAGCGTCTGAAAATTGAAAACCCGCGCCAGCTAAAGCAGAAAGATTTACGGACATAATATTCCTTTAAGCCCAAATTCTTATGGGATACGGCTGTGGGTCGATACCAAACGGCAACAATG